TTCACAAGTTCTCTGAAGCTGATCTTGAAGGCGATGAGCTATTTCGAGTGAAGTTCAAACACAAGAAACAACTCTTGCAGCGAACGAAGCGCGCCATGGACGTAGCCAAGAGCAAATGGGAGAAGCTCAAGAAAGATCGCAATCAGTTGATCGATGATCTGATTGAACTCGACAAGGGTTCGCTGGAAGATTCGTTGCCACTGATCGTGCAAAGCAAGTTGACGAAAGACCCTGACAACGCCTGGAAGGATGTGCCAGTCTCGCATCTCAAACAACATGGGCTGGCAGAGTCGATCATCGAACATTTTCAGACTCACGGCATCGACACACTCGGCAAGGTCGAAGAGTTCAGAAAAAAGCACGAGGTCAGCACTCTCGACAACATCACTGAGACGATGGAAAAGAAGTTCGACGCTGCACGAGATGAGTTTCTTGAAGCCTACAACTCTTTCCTGACCGGCGAAGAGGAAGGGGATGAAGCTGAAGCGGAGAAGAAGGAACTCACCATCGACGATCTGAAGCTGTCAGAAGACGTGATCGACAAGCTGAAAGCTGAAGGCATCGCCAGCGTCAAAGACATGACCGAGTATCTCAAGAAACACGGTCAAGACGAACTCAAGAAGATGCTCGGTTCCCGTTCATTTGAGAAACTCAAGGAAGCGATCAAGTAACATGACAAACAATCGTAGGGCGATGTTGTATTGCGGCGATGCTGAGCATCTGCCCTACCCCGATAAATCTGTTGACCTTGTGTTTGGTAGCCCGCCATACACTGATGCCCGCAAACTTGCGGGCATGACGGTCTATAAGTGTGAGCAGTGGATTGAATGGATGCTCAGAGTCACTAAGGAAGCGTGTCGAGTCAGTCGAGGTCTGGTCGTCTGGGTAGTCGCTGGCAATTCTCGCAAGTGGAAGTACCAGCCAGCGCCAGAGGGACTGCTCTATCGCTGGTACGCTCAAGGCGGCGTGGCGTGGTGTCCTGCTTACTGGTACGCATCTGCTCGAAACATTGGCAGCGGCGGGCCTCAGTGGTTGCGGCGTGATGTTGAATACTGTCTAGCGTTCACTGACAAGCAAGGGCCGATACCATTTGCTGACAACAAAGCGAACGGAGCGCCATGCGTGTACAAGCCGGGTGGCGAGTTCAGCAATAGAGAGCAGTCAGGCAAGCGAACGAACGAAGGTAAAAAAGGCAAGAAAGCATACACGCCGCCGAAGATCGCCAACCCTGGAAATCTATTGCACATTAACGTAGGCGGCGGTCATCTCGGTAGTGAGCTTGCTCACAAGAATGAAGCACCGTTCCCAGAATCGCTGGCTGATTTCTTCATCAAGCATCTTGTACCGCCGAACGGAGTTGTATGCGATCCCTTTGTGGGATCGGGAACCACGATCATTTCAGCACTGAAGAATGGTAGACGAGCGATAGGAGTTGACATACGACAGTCACAGATCGATCTTTGTCAAGAAAGGCTGGCGAAGTATGGAACCTAGAATCATAGCTCTGATCTTCATCATGTCCATCGGGGTACTTTGGTTTTTCATTTACAACTTCTCTAAGATGCCGCCACCACGATTATGATCAGCAAGACATACAAAGCATGCGGACACACGGTAGAAGACACTCAGAGGCCACCGCTTCGCTGTCCGATCTGCAAGCTGATGAATAGTGAAGTGAGGTCGTCACAGCGCACCACGATCAACTTGCCGCCTGAAGACGAGCTAGCTAGTCAGATCGAGCATGCTGAAGAGTTCAAAGACCTACGGCCGCTACGCCAATACAAGTTCGCTGAATATCACGGAAGGAAGTTTGCTTTTGATTTCTGTTGGCCCCAGTCAATGGTGGCAGTCGAGGTAGATGGTGGAACAACCAAGAAGGGCGGCGGGCGTCACAATCGAGCGAAGGGCTATCGTAAAGACACTGAGAAGCTCAACCTAGCTGGACAAATGGGATGGACTGTCTACCGTTATGTGAGTCAAGATATATATAACGGCACGGCCCTCAAAGACCTCAAGAGGATATTTGCACAATGAACGAAGCAAACGAACTCAGTCACATAGAAGAAGGTCTACAGCAGTTCGCTGTAGAAATCGACACTATTCAACTTGATCCCGCCAATGCCAGAAAGCACAACGAAAAGAACTTGGCGGCTATCCGTGGTTCACTCAGCGCATATAAGCAACGTAAGCTGGTGATCGTCAACAAAAACACTAATTGCATTGAGGCTGGCAACGGCACATATACAGCAGGCAAGGCGCTCGGATGGAAGTGGATCGCCGTTCTCTTTGTCGATGATGATCCAATGACTGCCACTGGTTTTGCCATTGCAGACAATCGCACAAGTGAATTGGGAACCTGGGATCAGGAAGTTCTATCTCAGCAACTTGATGCGATGGCGTTGCCGGGCATAGAAGAACTTGACGAGATGTTCACCGATCTAATTGAAGCTCACCAGACTCCTGACTTCACCCCAGCCCCTTTGAGCGATCAAGGCAAGTTGGACGAAATGAAAATGATCCATTGTCCTGAGTGCGGTCATGAGTTCCACAACAAATAGTCTGAAGCTCGATTGGTGCAGCTATCAAGCGGCCAAGCATGCTGTTCTGAACTGGCACTATTCAAAAGCGATGCCCAACGCCAAGCTAGCGCGAATTGGTGTCTGGGAAGATGGCAAGTTCATCGGGGTGATTCTCTACGGGCGAGGGGCCACTTCAGCACTCGTGCAACGCTTTGGACTCAAGATGGAAGAAGGATGCGAGTTGGTTCGCATCGCCATCAAAAGTCACAAAACACCAATTTCTCGAATGGTGGCGATTGCAAACAAAATGCTGAAGAAAGCATTTCCTAAGTTGAGGCTCATTGTGTCATTTGCAGACACGAGCCAAGGGCATCATGGCGGCATCTATCAGGCGGGCGGCTGGGTGTATTCGGGAATGTCCACACCAGCAAAGGAATATATAGTCGGCAAGAAACGCTATCACGGCAGATCATTCAGAAACAGCCCCTACAAAAACATGGAAGGCCACCCTTCTGTTAAAATCGTGATGGGGAGTGCCAAGCATCGCTACTTAATGGCCCTGGACGATCAAATGAAAGCTCATATAGAAAAGACGAGGAAGCCATATCCGAAACGCGCGCCTGTAGTGTAATGAAGCACGGCGAGCCCACCAGCCCGCAAGCGACGATCAACCCCGATCCAGGCGCTCTCAGCACCCCGCCAACTATGGCGGGGTGCTTCATTTCTATCGTCTGAAATAATTTCAGTAAAATCCAAGATTCTGGCTTGCACCTGCCAGCCAGTAGAGTATATATATATTATGTCAGTAACAACGCTGGCACAACGAGCCGGAGAAAGAACATGTCAGCCGCTGAAACTAACAGAAAACTGCTTGATTATGCGATCAATCACCTTACCAAGGCAGCGACTCATCTGAGACACGCCAAGATCATCAAAAATGAGTCATCGGTGTTTTCAGAAGAGATAGCCCGGAAAATTGAATCCATAGATGCCGATCTTGACTTTATCATTGACTACCTGACTACGCCAGAATAGCTTTCTCCCCTCATCTCTTCCACAAGGATAGAAACATGCCAGCACTCGTCACAACATCCAAGAAGCAATCAGCCCTGCAACTCAAGTTCGCTGAGGCTGCTCAGATCATCAACAGCGCTCTGATCGAGAGACACAACGAAGTCGAGCTAGCCCTAACTGGGCTGCTCGCTAATGAGCATGTCCTCTTTGTCGGCCTTCCCGGTACTGCCAAGTCAATGCTTCTTGATTCAATCATCCGATGGATCGGCTCATCTGAGCAAGCATTCAGCGAACTGCTCGGCAAGTTCACTACGCCAGAAAATGTGTTCGGGCCGATCAGCTTATCAGGGATGAAGAAAGACGACTACCGCCGAGTAACGACGGGCTACCTGCCTTCTTGCCACTTTGCTTTCTTGGATGAAATCTTCAAAGCATCAAGCGCCATCCTCAACACCATGCTCAAGGTTCTGAATGAGCGAACCTTTCGCAACGGGTCGATGGGTGTCACGAAATGCCCTCTCCGCTTCTGTGTTGCAGCATCGAACGAATGGCCGGGCGGCGAAGGCCAGGACTCACTTGCTGCTCTCTTTGATCGCTTTGTGATCAGGAGCAAAGTTGCCCCTATCGCAACAATGAGTGGCATGGAGAAACTGCTCTTCAGCGACAACCTCACACCTGAGTTTAATGATCACCTGACTCTTGAGGAGCTTGATGATGCTCGTGCTGAAGTGACGGCACTGCCTTGGTCAGAAGACGCCAAAAAGGGCATCATCGATATCCTGATGAAGCTCAAGGGCGCTGGCATCATTCCTGGTGATCGACGGAAGAGAAAGTGCATCAACATTGCTCGTGCCTATGCTTGGCTCAATGGTGCTGATCAAGTCGAGGTCGATCATCTGATGGTTCTGTCCAACGTGCTGTGGGACGATCCTATCGAGCAGCCAGCGAAGGCAGAAGAAATCATAGCTCAGATCGCCAACCCGCTGAAGTACGCTCTCAAGAGCAAGCTCCAAGAAGCCCACGGCATCATGTCTGCTTGCAACACTTCAGACTATGCCGACAGTGTGACAGCTACTGCCAAGCTGACAGAGATACTGAAGGGGCTGAAGAACATGAAAGACAGCCCCCAGACTGTGCAAGCTGTCGAGCATGTTCAGTCACTGATCAGAGACATTAAGATAGCCCAGAACGTCTAAAAGAGCTTGATTCCAAGCATCATCCAGCAAGCCAGAAATCTTGAAAATAAACCAAGATTCTGGCTTGCACCTGCCAGCCAGTAGAGTATATATATATTATGTCAGTAACAACGATGACACCAAACGAACCGGAGACAGAACATGCCAGCTACAGAAAAGAAAGTCACACGAGCCACCCTGATCAATGCAGCCAAGAAGGGTTCGCTCTTCATCAAGTGCAAATACCACTACACCGACGACTACGCTGGCGATGCTGCCAGCAACTTCGGCAAGATGGATGATTTCTGCCAAGTGTACATCGAAGCTGAATACGTTCGACCAGCAAATTATGACAGCATGACTCACGAGCAGCAAGACGAGACCTACCGCAATCATTGTGAAGCTCAGCGACAGATCGCCAACGGGCGTTCGATGCACCGCATGAGTGACTTCCGTACCAAGAGTGGCTGTGTCTGGGGCGACAAGACCAAAGGCACTTTCTTGATTCATAGCAACCTGAGCTATGAATATGAAATCCGCACCAACGCCAACTAAGTTCGACACAGTTTCAGCCCCTCTCATCAAGAGGGGCTTCCCTTCTCAACACTCTTTCAGGATACATGCCATGACCAGCGAATATGCAGAGCTTGCGGCGTTGCTCGGAATCACAGAGAAAGACTCAGAGACGGGTGCCAGCATCGGGCCTTCTTTTGATGACGCCATCAAGCTCAAGAAAGGCGGCACTGGCAAAGTCAAGCGAATCAGTGACACAGTTTTTGAGCAAGATGCTTGGGGGCTTCGCAAGGGACGTGATCTGATCGAGAGCGAAGAGAATGAACGCATCAAGAAGGCGAACCTCGACGAGCTAGAGGCTGCTGATCTTTTCGGCATGGCGTTCATGCCCCGACCGATCTTTGAAGAGAATCCTCGTGATCAGTTGCGCCAGCAGTTCTGCCAGCAGTTGATGGACACCGCAGAGTATATGTCTCTTCATCGCTCAACCATGCTCAATGACATTGCCAGCGAAATTGCTGCAACCGCCTTCGCTGAACAGTTCATAGCACTCAGAACACGGGAAGAAAAGACAGAGAGTGATTGCTCGAAAAAAGGAAAGCCCTACCCCGGCCCTTCGATGGGTTCGATGATGAGTGCTGTCTCCTCTGCGCTGGCTGGCGCTAAAGAGGAAGTAAGTGACATGGATGAAGCGTGTAAAGCGTTCGGGATGGGCGAAGGCAAGCCGGGCGGCAAGATGGACAGCAAGCGTGTCATGAGCTTAATGAAGACAGTGAACAAGTCAGAGACACTCAAAAACATTATGAAGCTGGCGGGCAAGTTTCGACGAGTTGCACAGAGTCAGCAGCGATTGAAAGTCGGCCACGGCATTGATGACACTATCGGCGTTGTGCCGGGTTCTGATCTGTCTCGGTTGCTTCCAGTCGAGCTAATGAAGATGGGAGATGCCACCTTTGAGGATGACACGCTTCGCCGCTTCATCGAAGGCGAAACGCAATGCTGGGAACTGCAAGGCGTCATACCTGCTGGGCGCGGGCCAATCATGGTAGTAGTCGATGAGTCAGGCAGCATGCAAGGCGAGCCAATCGAGACTGCCAAAGCTCTGTGCCTTGCTATGGCCTGGATCGCTCGAAAGCAGAAACGCTTCATCATGTTCATCGCCTATAGCGGTCGAACTGGTGAGCGCCTAATGCACTTCCCGACTGGCCAATGGAATGACACTCAGATGGTCGAATGGCTAGAAGACTTCATCGGCGGCGGCTCTGATCTTGACGTTCCTTTGGTCAAGACGCCAAACTATTATGACAGCATGAACGCTCCGAAGGGCAAGACTGACATGCTCTTGATCACTGATGCCATCGTTCATGCACCTGAAGCAATGGGCAACTCATTCATGGAGTGGAAGAAACGCGCTCAATGCAAGATGACAACCATAGTGATCGGTCAAGATGACGCTGGCGACTTGAACCGCCTCAGTGATCAAGTGTATTGTGTACCCACCATCCAAGCAGATGGCGAAGCGGTAGCCGCTGCTGTCTCAATCTAAAGGAGTATGTATGAAGACGATTTACAAAGAAGTCATCCATCCCAACTCTGCGCGGGGCGATGTTTATAGATGCGAGTTCATCGCACCTAAAGGAGCAAGACCGGTCAGTGTCGGCAAGCAAGGCGACAATGTTTGCGTTTGGTTTGAATGCTCTATCGGTAACACATTTGAGCCAATAGCTGTCTATTGCGTGGGAACTGGCTTAGGAAGAGTTCCTGACGATTGTCGTTTCCTTGGAACGGTGGTCGATGGCAACTTTGTTTGGCACTTCTATTCTCCCGTTCTCTAAATGGAGTTGAACCATGCAGAACTGTGAAGGATGCGGACGTGATTGCCGGGGCAGGTTGTGTCATACCTGCTCAGGCAAAAAGAGATTCAACGCCGCTGGCAAAGGGCGTGGCGAAAAGAACACAAGACGATCTGACTCAGACTATGACACAGTTGATCAGTCTTTGCGCAATGATGACGATGGCTGGCCCTACCCTGACCGAGATGCTACCGAGATTCTCGGCGGCTTGATCTAAAGGAGAACGAACGTGGCAAAGAAACCTTGGCCCAACGATGCAATCATGATCACCGCTTCTCTTGCTGGCAAAGAGAATGTCGCTGACATGCTCAATCCTTACCCTGCAAATTGTCGAGAGTGCGGGGCTGCTCTGATGGCATGCAGTCGAACGCTAGAGGCTGCATGCAATCTCAGTGAGCAATACGGCATCCCGATCAAATACTTTTGCATGGCATGTCACGCAAAGCACGATATGGAAATGTGCGATTTAGTCGTGGATCAGTCACAAAAGAGAGACGACTGGTATGCCAAAATAATTCCAAAATAAGGCTTGCACCTTCCTGCCAGTAGAGTATATATATATTATGTCAGTAACAGCGCTGACACAAACGAACGTGTCTCTTCACGAACCTCAACACAGGAATACATGCCATGATCAACGAAGGAACACAAAAGCTATTGAGTGCAAAAGAAGCTGGCGTACCGCTGCTCGGTGAAATCGTCACTTGGAGCATCGGTAACAACGGATCGAGAATCGATCATACCAAGATCACTTCAGCACTCACGACGATCTTTGACGAAAAGACAGCGAAGCGGGTTGCCAAAGACTTCGCTCCCAAGTCTGCATTCGTTCGCGCTTGCCGCAAGATGAGCAAGGAAAAAGTGATCAACATCCTCGATCAGAACGCCTCAAGTGTCATCTTCCAATTCAACAGGATCGAGCGAAACGCTGAACAGATCGACTACGGTTATGAGGCGAAGCTCACTCTTGACAAGCATACCGGGCATATCGATTGCACTGACACAGCGTTGGCAGAGAGAGCTACCGGGCTGCTGGCTCATGAGATGGCGAACCGCAACGCCATGGACATTACCACGATGGTACAGAAGCTCATGAGAGAGAATGCCGATCTGTTTAGCGTTCGTGATCAAGGCGGCTGCTATTTTGTTCCACAGATGCACTGTGATTATGTCGATAAAGTGGAAGGCTTTGTCAAGCAGATCGGCGGGCGAATGAATCGCCTTCCCATCGCTGACTTCACACAACGTGGCAAGCTGGCTGTGAAAGAAATCATCAACCTGGGGCTTGATGACATGGTGGCTGATCACGTCAAAGCAGTTGACAAGTTCGATGAGGACACACGAGTATCGACGATGAAGCGGCGAGCAGAGATCATCAAGAAAACCGAGTTCAAGCTCGAATGCTACGCCGAGTTCCTGCAAGAGCGCAAGGAGCATATCGTCAAGCAGATCAAAGAAGCCAAGAAACTGCTCTCGAATAAGCTGGCCAGCGCCGCCGCCAAGTCGATGAGCAAGTAGAGCAAGGGGCATCGTGAAAGCGTTGTGGGCTTGCACGGCATGGGCTCACAATGCGATGGCGGGCGACCTGAGAAGAGCAGATCGCCGGGGTTCAACTCCTCAGATGCCCCCTTTCACAGTCACGAGAGAAGCAATGAAGCTCACACACTTGCAACAGCAGTTGATTGACTATCTCAGCAAAGGAGGGCGTATCAAGTTCCTGCCTTCAAACGGGACACGATCAAGCCCGCAATCGTTCTGGATCACTGATCATAACTGGCGTTGCTCTCAGCAAGTGGAAGGGCTTCTGAAGCGTGGCTACCTGAAGCTGAGCAGAGATAAGAACACGGCGACACTCTCAGCGAAAGCACAGACCAAAACAACCGAGATACGCAACGACACGACCGACCGCATGGAGGCTTACTGTCGAAAGCGCGGAGCTAATTGGACGATCAGGAAGATTGAGAAGCGCAAGGATGGGCTGTTCTTCTATGTCGATAAACACGGATGGCTACCACTTGGGTTTACAGTGACTGAATCATATCAGTCGTTGCGAGATTTAGGAGTGACGTGATGGCAGAGTACCACATGAGAGAGCATCGATTCAGCATGAGTGCTGTACTGAAAGACTTGTACGCTGCTGAGATGAAGCGGCGGGCCAGCTTCGATGATCAGAATAGGACAATGCACGAGGCAATAGCCCCGGTCGTGCCAGAAGATTTCACGTTGGTAGCTGATCTGAAAATCAGTCTGCCATTCGGCATGACACCGGAAGAAACTGCTCTCGTTGCGCCGATCATTGAGAGAGCTTGGAACGATATGTATTTTGGCATACTCAGGACTTGCACTGAGCAAAGGGCGGGCAAGTGATGCCGATAGTAGAGCGATCACAATCGCTGACAGTCAAGATGATCCAGACCAAGATTAAAGAAGCTGGCGAGAAAGTAGCTGAACAGAGACGGGCAGCGTATCGAGTGCAAGAAGCGAAGGCGAGCGATCTGCCACCACTTCCAAAAGACAGCGAGCGACTTTTCAACAGTCTCAGAACTCCTAGGTGATCTGATGCAATGCCCTGACTGCGGTAGCGGCGATCTGATATGTGTCGATGATTACTATGACTGCCTCGAATGCGGGGCAATCTGCATATCACCACGAGACGTGATCTATGAAAACGGTGACTCAGTTTGTGAATGAACTCAACAGCATCGGTGCCTACATCGGCATCGGTGCTTCACGAGTGTTCCCAGACTGGCTGCAAATGATCTTTTGCGCTCTTCAGATGCAACGTGATGAAGAGACGTACCTCAAAACAATCGAGCGATGGAAGGCTAAGCCTGAATCACTGAAGCGCCTTGCGATACTCTTTGCTGAACTCACGACAGCAATGGAGCAACAGGGCGACATGCTCGGCAACATCTACATGGAAGCTGTGAGCTTCGGACAGCATGGGCAATTCTTCACGCCCCAAGAAGTCTGTGACATGATGGCACGAATGACGATTGGCGACACAGCCGAAGATGGCAAGAGCGTACACGATCCAGCTTGCGGGTCAGGTCGAATGCTGCTGGCTTCAGCGAAGCTGTGTCGATCAATGGTATTCGTCGGGCAAGACGTGGATGAAGCCTGTTGCCAGATGACAGCGATCAACATGGCTCTGAACAGTCTGCGGGGCTGGGTAGTGCATGGGAACTCACTCACCCTTGAAATCAGAAACGTGTGGCAAGTGATATGGCCCGGCATCATTGTCAGATCGAGCTATCAAGCATACCAGCGCCGGTTCTGCTATGCAGTCGAGACGGTAAGCGAAGTAGAGCTACCAGCACAGAGAACGATTCAGCCAACCCTTTTCGGAGATATTTGAATGGTAAACTTCACCAGCATGGACGATCACAAAAACCCTGATGGTACGCTGAACTGGAACAGCTATCGACAAGCGAAAGTCGCCAACGGCGAAGACTGCATGAAATGCGGGAAGTTCATCATGTTCGCCAAGGGGCATCCCGAAGAGTGCTACAACTGCAAAGCGATGAAGATAGAGAAAACAAAAGAAGTGAGCCACGAGGATCAATTGCGTTGTCCCAAGTGTGGACATATATATAAACTTCCTGATGAGTGGTATCTTGATTGCAAGTCAGGTGCTGAAGAGATGCGTACCTGCTGCCCTGAGTGTGACCATGATTTTGAAGTGATCGTCGCCACGACATACACCTTTACTAGCCCGGCGATGCTGACTGAAGAAAGCGAAGGGACGAACGATGATTGATCCAGCGAAAGTGGTCATACCCGAACGCCTCAAAGACTTCCCACTCTACAAGGGCCGCTACCTCGTGCATTACACGGTGTACGTCGACCCCGATGGCAAGCCAGATTTCAGAGTAGTCGATGAAGCCAACCGAATGAACGCCCTTACTTACGATCTGTGCCATTTATGCGGTCAGACGCTGGATCGGCCAGTGGTATTCATCGGCGGGCCTCTCTGTGCTGAGAATCTCGTTTTCATGGATGGGCCAATGCACGAGGAATGCGCTCTCTATTCAGTCAAAGTCTGTCCGTATCTTGCCAACCCCCATCACGGCGATGAAGCGAAGCAACTGGCTCGTGGCGAAGCCACGGTCAATAAGCATGCAGACACCGAAGGCGTAAAGATCAAAACCAATGAAGACATGCAAGCGGGACGCCCGGCGAGAATGGCACTGATCTATGCAGAGAGATACTTTTGCGGTCGAACGCCGAGTGGTACTATCGTGGTGATCGCTCGTGACGTGATCAAGACAGATTTCACCACCATACCACAGGCGAAGCCATGATCGAACCACTGAAGCTGAGCGAAGAACAGCAACGTCAACTTGACGAACTCACCGAACTGCAAAGCTATCTCAAGGCTGAACAGGTTAAACTCTTCAGCACATTCCTCCTCCCTGCCCACTTACTCGAATCAGGAGTCCCTACTTATGCTCATGCGAATGCTCAGCAACTTGCTTTTGAAGCTCGGCTTGGTCTATGAGGACCGTGGCTTCTGGGAGCTTCACCCAGAGAGCAATTTCTTCTCTGACAAGCTAGCGCCCCATCAGCGAATGATCGAAGTCAGATGGAGCATTCCGAGAGCAGCCGGACACTACTTCGTTCACTCGACTTTCAGGCAGACAGCACAGCAGATCGAAAGAGCTAATACAGTATGCGATGGCCTTAACCGACACGCCTTGCTGCCAATCTTACCAGATCGTCACAGAGACACGATCAGGTATCCACCCGCATCATACGGGCGAAAGTGGTTTTGGCAGTCTAAAACGAGACGCCAGGAGTTCCTATTGCTTTCCCCACCCACTCAGTACAACTGTCGTTGCAGACTCGAACCCATCGCATTTGATTTAGGCGATCAATCTCATTCAATTGATTGCATTAAATATGCCACTGAAAGCATAACTAAATTGAGCGATCAAAATAAACGACATGACAAGCGCTAGCAAAGACAGTACCACCTAAGCTAAGTATATACCTAATACCAGCTTAGAACTTTATACCATAGCTGATTATGGTGAAACATGAAAACTTGAACAGTACGCTTAACAGAGAGACTTGACATGGCTATTGAATTGAACGCTCAGAATGAAAACTCATTTGAGAAGATGGCTTCTCTATTGTTGGAAGGCGATTGCGTAATTGCAATCGATCTTGCGACTGGCGAAGATGTTGTCTTGGTCGATGCTGGTTTTGATTGGTGGCAACATTCTATTCCAGTTCATTGGTGGGATGGTGGCATCAAAATCAAATCTGAAAAGAACGTATGGGGGTCGGACTGGAATGGCCCGGCCTACTTCGCTCAACCGCAACCCTCGCCGTGTCAGCACTGCGGAGAGCTTGGCTGTGTCCGTGTCTGCAAGAAAACGGTGCAACGTGGCTCTGATCATGTCGAGTGCTGAGAGATGAAATCGAAGTCAACAGCCCTGGCGATCATTGCTGACAGCCCCGGTACCACCAGGGGCGAGTTCGTTGAGCTAGAAGTAGGAAAAGAGTGGATCAAGATTCGAGCGCCTTGGCGAGCGTACACCGTCAAGGTGATCAAGTGGGAAGATGTTCGATCTGACACACAGCGAATGGTCGAAGAGTACACTTGGAATTACTTCAGGTACACGCAAAAGAAGGCGACTGGATTTCCCAACGTCAAGAGACCTTACCGAAAGGATTGATAATGCGCGCCGTTGCTTGCGATCAGTGTCCATGGCGAAAAGTCAATCAGTCAAAGCGGCACAAGTTCGGTTTCTTCACGCAAGCAAACCTGAAGAGATTATGGAACGGTCTACGAAAAGGCAATCCGATGAGTTGTCACAAGACTGATACTGGTCATCCTGATCACGTTGCTTGTGGTGCTAAGGGCGACAAGCCCAAAGAGTGTGCCGGGTCGATCATCGTCATAAGGCAAGAGCTTCAGATGATCGCCAACTGGAATGACAACACTGTGACAGATGATGGCATCATTGAGTACAAGAAGCGTTTCAAACAATCGAGGATAACAGTTGTCGGCTTCATGTATTGGGTTTTCGAGAGAATACAGATGGCGGGAGTTCCGATCATTGGCGGTAAGAAGCTGCCAGAAGTTGACCACAGTGATGAGGCGATAGGATTGCCAGAGTCATTGAAAGCAAAAGAGGAATAACATGTCAAAGTTTCCGAAGATCACGCTTCAAGACGAACTGCTGGCGGTGACGAAAATGAATAAGCGTACACTGCAACGCAAGATCAAACAGGCGTTCCAAAAACTGATCGATGGCCCTGCTCTGACTTCAGAGAACAGCCGCCTTGCTTCTGAACTCGATCAAGCTCTGTCAGCGGTCAAGTTGCGTGACATTGAAGTGAAGCGGCTTGATGAAATCATCAAGCAGCACGAGGAATGCAGAACGAATAGAGAGAGGGCATTCTCAGTAATTCAGGCGGGGTCTGCTCAGGCAGTTACCAACATGCTCGACATATCAAACGAAGCTGAGCGAAACGGTCAGAGAGTTTACGCTCTTGCGCTCAGACATGCAGTACATTTACTTGAGCATCAGAAAAAATCTAGCAATTGACTTGCACAAAAGATAAAGCATATATATACTACACATTGAATGATTAACCCATAAGGAACATGCCATGATCACCTTTATCACTTTCGCCATGTGCGGCTCACTTGTTTGCTTTATGATTTCAAGCGATAAGCCAATCCCACGCTAGGAAAATCAACGAACTGCCAGCATAGGAACAGGTCTATGACGAGGAAACTGCCAGATCGATTCAAAGACACTCAGAAGGCCGAAGGCGTCTCAGAGTTCAAGCCCGTTCGATCTGAGGGCTATAAGTCTCGTCACACTCGCCGACTGATCAATGCCAATAGGCAGCACGATCAACTGAAGGAGTGGTGCGATGTAATGGGCGTGGCATTCAGAACAGCAAACAATGAACTACATTGGATGCTCAGGTATGAAGGCCATGGCGCTGAGTGGTGGCCTTCTACCGCCAAGCTGGTAATCGATAAACAGTTCAAGCAAGGCATCCACGCTCACACAGTTCATCAAGTCATGGACACGCTGGCTAAGAGATGGGGCATGCTTCAGGAGTCACGGAAGTCATGAACGATCAAGAGATGACAAACGTGTATAAGCTCGAATGCTATTACATCGATCACGATGGCATTGGTCTTGATGCTGTCATTCAGTTACTAGAGAACACGCATTACGCGAATCATTCACCATCACCAGATGTAATCAGCGGTGAGACAAGACAAGTCGATTGGGTGGATGATAACCCGCTGAACTATGAACAAACTAAAGCTGAAGCATTTAGAAAACTATTTTCAGATGCTATTACTGATCATCTGCTGAAGCATGTCATTGATGAACTTGGACCATTTGCTGGTAAAACGAAAACCAATAGCCTGGGAGAAATAGTCTCGGTGCTGAAAGCGAAACTACTTTCTGCTGAGCAACCTAAATGAATACCATCTTCCGCATAGCTCTTGTCGCCTTATTCGTTGCAGTCTGCGTGGCATCGTGGGATCGATACCAAGACGACGGATCAGCCATCAAGGCATTCGTGTGTGGCAAACACGATGAGTCTACCTTGCGAGTCACCGGCGATCAATTAACGTATGACGAGTTGGCTGCTGACTGTCCGAAACTCTACTACCTTGATGTTGAAATAAGTGGCGAGTTCAGAACCATCACAGTCGATCAGGCGACATACGAACTGGCGACGATTGGCGATGAAATCAAACTTGGGAGCAATCAATGACACCTAAAGTATCGTTCGTGAGATTCATGATCGGCTTAACTGAAACGCTTTGCGCTATGTCGCTGATGGCTTACGGTGTCATCGGTACGCTCGATCAATTTCTGGGAAATGGCAGAGAGCATCTCATGCTGTGTCTCGTGAGCTTCTGGCTGTCTGTGTTGATGTTCAGATCAATCAAGGAGTCGAAATAATGTCACTATCCGACAGGGCTAGAGAGCTTGAAAACTCTTATTATTGTCTGCTCAGGCTTGCTGGCGAGATACTGGCGACAGTCGAGGTAAATCACCTGAGAGAGATTCTGGTAGTCATGAAGGACGGCGAAAGAAATCATGATGGTGATGCTGACTTCAAAGGTATGATCGAGCGATGGAAAGAAGAGCTAAAGCGGCATGACTTTACTCCTGCTGTCGAAGTGCGGTCAAGTAAGCAGGGAATATATATAGCTACATTTGAGTGATCGTCGGATAACCGCAGTTATGTTTCGTTCAAATGGAGAAGATGCGATGGCTAAGAAAAGGAAGTTGACTCTAGGGCGACTCATCAAAGAGCTTACTGCCTTGAAGTCGAAAGGCTTGAGCGATTCGATTCAGGTGTGTGTTGATAAGACCACGTTGTTCGATGGCAATGGCACATTCAATGCATGCAATCTTAATGATGTTGAGCATACCTATGTCAACATTGTTGATGGCGACGGATTCACGATAGAGAACAAAAACGGTTCAGAGCGAATACGAAGCACGATTCTACTCAAAGGCTTGTATTCTGAGTAACCGACCGGAGGTCAGGACGATGAAGAGTAAAATTGAACCACTGAAAAAGAGAACCATGAACCTTGACCAACTGCAACGCAAGACGATCAAGGTTATCAGACTCATGCAAAAGCAGTTGAAGAGAAAGCACTATCATGGCGGCATGACCGATGAAGAGTTTTCCGATGAAGTCCTGAATGCATTTGCCAATGACATACTCATCGACAGAGTGATGCTTGGCTATGACAACAAGTAACCGCCCCGGAGACGAGTCATGCATACTCGGCAGATTCAATTGCATGGTGGCCCTTACGATGGCCGGGTGCATGAGCAACAAGGATGGCTGAGACCGTCAAAGATTGCTCTGCCCGATCCTGATGGAATCCATATTCACTGGTACGATCTGACAATGGATGGTGATGCGGTATTCGACAAAACAGAGAAACGCCCCGGAGACGAGTCATGAAGCGACGGAATGATCCAATGCTTGATCGAGCTTGCCATGATCTTCGTAAGGTCATTAGGGAGAAGGGACTTGGCAAATGGGATTTCACAGTGTCAGCAGACAAGGGGAAGTTGCATGTATCTGTGAACTCAGACGAGATGATCGACAAGGTGCCTTTTCGCTTCAACGGCTACAAGGTCGTAGCTACCGCAATCCTCATCGGCCATGCCAAGGGTAGGCTGAAGCACGTTGTCAGGTAACGCACGCAAAATAGTGTAGAAACATAAGAAAACTTACCGGACGAAGGATGCGAGACAAAGACGAATACAGCAGGATCGACCGCAGGGAGACCGCTGAAAGATGCCGGAGGAAATACTACCACGCAGACAGGTACAGGCTGCGCCGAACCAAACACAAACACAAAAACAGACGGAGATAAACTATGTGCAGATTGTGCGAAAGATACGTTGCTAAATGCCCGTGGTGTTGGGCAGCGTTCATGGTGTGGATGAGAACAAAAGGCAAGAAAGCCTAAAACTCTAACCGGAGCGAACGAATGTGCCTTCGCATGGTTTCACAAGTGGCCGCTGGCCAAGTAACTTACCCATTTTGGAGAATGAACGATGGCTATGTCAGCGAAAGCGAAAAAGGTGTACGAGGAAGTCCGTAGGCACGTCATGGATGCCGTGGTGCCTCTCAGCGATGCCGACTACTTGGAAGTGCTTGAAAACCTCTCATGCGATGTTGACTCTGCTGTAGAGGCAAAGCGTGAAGAGATGGGTGACGACGACTAACCGCCCCGGAGACGAGTCATGAGTGACAGAAAAATTGTAGATGCTCTCACGACCATCACCAGTAATCAAGAGGCGCGCAGGAAATCAACCATAGATCGCCACGAGAAACAATGCAAGCAACGGGAAGCTATCGCATTCTTGTGGGGCGTGATCGGCGGATTGCTGCTAGGCATGGCTGTTGCTTTGATGGCGTGGATGTACAGCGACTCTCACCGGTAATGAAACATAAGGTTTTTTATCAGACGGAGAGCAGTGATGTTGAAAAGAGAGTCACCTGTGATCGGGATAGTTCTTCAGGAAATACTTGACGGGTGCAACGACTGCGGGAGCAAGATGAGTCCTGGGGCTGGATGCAATGCTCACGCCAGCCTAATCGACCACATCATTGTTGCCCCGAATAAATGGATCGACGAGAAGACAGGAAAGTTAAAAGGAACGGTCGAAGACATGACGAAGCTGGCGAACGAAACAGAACTTTAACCGGAGCGAACATGAAAGAACCTTGGATTCAAACGTACACAGGCAAGCAATTCAGCTATCTTGAGGCTTCTGCCGATCAGATCAGCATTGAAGACATTGCCAGATCATTGTCACACCTGTGTAGGTTTACTGGCCATTGCAAAACCTTCTATTCAGTTGCACAGCATTCTGTTCTTGTGAGCCAAAAGACACACAACCCATTCTTTGGATTGATGCACGATGCCGACGAAGCCTACACCGGGGATATGAATAGGCCGTTGAAGCATTTTCTTGGGGCTGGATCGTTCTTCGAGAGGGCAGCCAATACAGCTTGGTATGCGATTCGAGACAAGTTCCCATTGCTGAAAGAAGTGACGCCAGATGAAGAGGCTGATTGCAAGAAAGTAGACTTGAGGATGCTTGTCACAGAATCCTATGAGTTGCTCCTAAACGGCCCGCACCCTGACTGGCAGATCAACAAGTTCACTCATCCACGGTACGACGGCGAGATAACACCGTGGCTGCCTGACTATGCAATGCGCAGGTTCCTTGATCGGTTCAATGAACTGAATGCAACATAATCCTAATTATCAGACGATGCTCAAACCAAGACCTACAACCCTGAAAGAAGCCAATGCCTTTGTGGGCGAAGAACACAGGCATCACCCGCCTGTTGCCGGTCACAGATGGAGCATGGGCTGCAAGGCAGAAAGCAAACTGGTAGGCGTTGTCATTGTTGGACGGGCAGTTGCAAGACAGACTGACCAGTATGAGGTGGCAGAGGTTACTAGACTGGCGACTAACGGACACCGCAACGCCTGTTCGTTCCTCTACGCCAGAGCGACACACATTGCCCGGCTAATGGGCTTTAGAAGCATTCAGACTTTCACACTAGCCAGCGAATCAGGATCGAGCATCAAAGCCCTAAAGGAACTTGGGTGGAAATGTCTTGGGCCAACGAAAGATGGCGGGTGGAAGACTAGAAGCGGAAGGCGCGACCAGCTTGAAGAAAAAACGATCAAGTGGGAATGCCTTCTCAATGATACATAAGCAAACTTATAGGACGTAACACATGAGCAAGGGGTACTTTGTGGCGCTCGAAAGCGAATCGAAACACCTGGAAAACAGAAACGCTGAACAGATCGCCAAAGAAAAAACAAAACTGATTGCACTGGCTGACAAGCTCATCCACATGAGCAACGGATTGTCATCTGAGCAGCGGGAAGACGTGATAGCAATCGCTGTCGAGTTCTATCCGCTTGCTCAGTACGTCATAGAGTCTTTGAAGGAACAACCCCGGCCAGTGGCATCGTGTTGATGCAACTGACAAGACTGCTATGCTTTTCTGTGAAGCAAAACGGGATGCCAGTTACGGAAACACTGGCCTGGGTTACTTTTGAAAGGGTATCGACATGGCACGGGTTCGCTTAATCGTTCTGGTCAGCTTCATTCGACTGATTTCAATCATGCTCTCCGCTTCGTTTATCACTGGCGCTGGCATGCTGTTCTGGTGGCATCCTATCGCTGCTGTCTATGTGGGGTCGTGGCTAATCGGATTTATCGCCCTTGGTGTGATTGCCATCGCTGTTGACAACGAAGCCAAGCAGCAAAAGAAATAGCTCTTGCAAGTTGATCGATTGAAGCATATATCTATTGTCATCATCAAGGAATGATTCGATGAAGAAAAAGCCAAGCGTGATCAAGCCGCCGACGTGGTGCAGCCACCCAACTGACCAGATTCTTGATGAAGACAAGAAGGATCGGGTAATGCGATGCGTTTATTGTGGCGATCCAATTATTTCATTCGATCAGTTTGATAAATGGAAAGGATTATTGCCCGGCTTATTTGTCAGTCGTTTTATGTATAGCTTCCACACCGCCATTGCTCGAATTGAGTTCTGATCATGACTGAAGAAACAATGGTAGCACGTCTCAGAGCGTTCGCAGATCGTCAAGGCATCAAGCTAAAAAGCTGGCATGGTGTCTATAAAGACAAAGCAGACAAGATCACGAGAATTGAAATAGCTCTTGCTTCTAATCTTGGCGATGCTGCTGCTCAGGCTATCGAATGGCAGACGATCAGACCGCACAGAGTAAGATTGCTCTCCTGGGTAAAAGGCCGAACTACCGAAGTCGGTGGCGTTTCTCTATGTGAGACATTCGGACACAAGGAACGATCAGATGAAGAATAACATCCCCAAGAAGATCGTGGCGGCGATCATCAATGAATTGACCGACCGAGTTGGACTCAGGCAGGCGATTGAAGACATTGACCGAGACACCTACGAAGAGCTTCAAGAAGAACTTGAGCGAATCGTTGACACAATTCTAACCAAAGCACAAAGGAACAAAAAACATGGGCGCAGCAACTAAGATCGAGTGGACAGATATAGATGCCACCAACTGACAATAAGAAACTTGCTCGATACAAGGTCAACTTGGAAGTCATGACGGGAAGAATGACTAATCCAAATGATCTGAACTGTGTCGATTGTGGTCACAAGGGAAATGATCGAAGACATGAATATGATCATCACCTTGGCTATGATGTATCTCATCACTTAGACGTTGAGGCAGTATGCACAATTTGTCATCACAAGAGAGATTGCCCAAAGGCGAATCAGACTCATTGCATTCATGGACACCTATTCGATTCAGCCAACACGATCATCAAAAGTAACGGCATGAGACAGTGCCGTGAATGTCGAAAAGCATTTGACAAGAAACGTGGAAGAGATGCTGCCTTCTGGCGAGCATACAGAGCTAAAAGGAGAAGCCGTTATGGGCCGTGAAACAGGAATTGAATGGTGCAACCATACCTTTAATTGTTGGATTGGTTGCGAGAAAGTCAGCCCAGCATGTACCAACTGCTATGCCGAGAACTCGACACCGGTTCGGGTGGCAGCCACCAAGTTCAGTCTGAAGCTCTGGGGCGCTGAGTCAACTGGCGCTGTCAGACGGGTGGCATCTGAAGCGATGTGGAAAGAGCCAGTGAAATGGAACAAAGAAGCACAGAAGCTCGGAGTCAGGCGTAAAGTGTTCTGTGCTTCGCTGGCAGACGTGTTTGAAGACTACAATGGTCCGATAACAACGCATGAAGGAGTTCAGTTGTTCAAATTGGCCGATGGATCGATTGGGCCTCTTCCCGATGACGTAACGGTCTACAGTGACACGATCAAGCCGTTGACACTGACTGACATCAGACAACGCCTTTTTTCTCTAATCGATTCAACCCCTCACCTTGACTGGCTCTTGCTTACGAAGCGCCCAGAGAACGTACAGAAGCTCTGGCCGTTTGGTTGGTACTCTGATGAGTTCAGTTGGTCGAACGTCTGGATGGGAATCACTGTCGAGAATCAAAAGTATCTGGACGAACGCTTGCCCCATTTGCTCAGCATTCCTGCTGTCGTGAGATGGCTCAGTATCGAGCCAATGCTTGGGCCGATGCGATTGCCTTTCGGCAAGGTCTGGTGTCGTGCATGCAATCGCTATGAAGAGAAGTTGTGTATGGATCATGGTTCGCCTTGCTTCATTGGTCAGGCTTCAGCTACTGACCTGATTGATTGGGCCATTGTCGGCGGTGAAAGCGGTGATCATCGTAGGTCAATGAACCTCGACGATGCGCGCAGTCTTAGAGAACAATGCAAAGCAGCAGGCATTGCTTACTTTTTCAAACAAGTTGATAAGGTGATTGCTGTCCCGTCTGATCTTGAAATCAGGCAGTTTCCAAAAAGTGTTTACGTCGATTCCTTGGTGCATTGAGACGTGTGACCTTCTCCCAAAGTGCATGACGTTTTTTCGACAAAGCCGCTGGCACACGGTATGGCGGCTTCTGAGTTTTTTTTATTTTAATCCAGTCACTACGAATCATTCTAATCAGCTTCAGCGCCATGACCGCTTGCTTTCCCTTGTATCTAAGATACGGCATTATAGCCACTAATGCCTTTTCGGCATTCTTCCCATCAGCGTACCACGTCTCTGTTTTCTTGTGGTTCTTATTCTTCGGAGTGTAACTATATATACTCCCGCCAAAATGCTTTTTCAGAAGATCATGAACTTTCCTGCCAGACGTTCCAATGAACCCCATTTTGGCGATGTAATAGATCGGATGGCTACCGTACCGTTTGCCGACAGTCCTCTTGAGTCTGCCAATTGTGATGAATCCATCGGCGTCGATTGCGCCAGCAAAATAAGCATAGACAAGTTTGTTGTTCATCGATACAGTCTATTAGTGGGGTGAGTAGAAACAAGGAGCAGTCTCGTGTCTTCGATTATTCTGCGGGAAGTGCCTAAAGCCATTGCTGTTGATGAAACGAAAAGCAGGGCGACATTTTCACCGTGTCGCCTTTATCGTTATGAACTCTTCAGGCAGTGGGGCGGTAACTCACTGAACGCTGTCATGTTTATCGGATTAAACCCATCGACTGCTGATGAAGTCAACAACGATCCAACTGTCAGGCGTTGCATGCGGTTCGCCTACGCTTGGGGCTTCGATGCAATGTACATGATGAACGCCTACGCATTCAGAAGCACTGATCCAAAAGGTCTGAATCGTGCTGATGATCCAGTTGGGCCACGCAATGACCGATGGCTGACTGATGCTCAGAGCTATTGCCATCTGGCGGTAGCATGTTGGGGCAATCATATCTGCGCTGATCGACATAAGCGGGTCATGCAGTTGTTCAGCTACTACACGCTTCAATGCCTGGGCGTCAATGCGAACGGAACGCCAAAGCATCCACTCTACATCGCTCACAAAACACCACTCATCGATTTCAAGGGATGATCATGAAACCTGTTGCAACTGACACTCAGAAGCCAAAGATACCAGCGCCCCAGAGAGAGAAGATCAAGCCTAAACAGCCCTGGCAACATCGAGAGCAGTTGCTCGACTCTCTGCTGGTGTTCATGGCCGAATTGAAACCATTCTGGGATGTATGCTTTCAGATGGGCGTTGGCGGCATCATAGTCAGGGTTAGAAAGGTCGATACTGTCAACTCAGCAGTAAAGGTCAATGATCGATCTTGCATCATCCAGAAGCACGAGCTAGAGACACTGAGCAAGCTCTCGCCAGATGCCTATCGTGAGTTTGAAATAAAGCTCATTCAAAACCTCAGAACGCTTGTCAGAGAGATTGAACTACAATAGATATATACTTGCTGTCGTGGTCGTTCGGGTATGAGTGTGGTTACCCATCCGATGATCACGACAGCAATTGGAGAAAATATGAGCAAGTATAATCGTCTGATCGGCACCGCAAAGAACACAACCGGCCACAAGGTTTCTGTTGACGTGTATGACGTGCTGGTGGCGTTCGCTGTTACTTGCCCTGCTCGACAGCATGCGATCAAAAAGCTACTCTGCGCTGGCATGCGTGGAGGCAAGTCAGAACTACAAGACCTTCAGGAAGCTGGGCAATCGGTAGCACGAGCTATCGAACTGGTTGAGTCTTATTCAACGTGCAAACGAGACGAATTAAGTTCGCCTATCAGTATGTCAGAGAATCGAGAGAACCCTTTATAGGAATGGGGTGGACGATGCCGATAGCACTTGAGCAGCCGCCATACCGCAAGCGGAGATTCTACAAAGAGCATCGGGTAAAAATCTGGAAACGAGCCGGATCATTCGCTGTCAATCCGAGAGGCATTCTCACTCATCGTGTGAAGCACGTTGTTACCTATCTTGACGCCAATGGAGAAAATCGGCATCATCATGTCGATTACTGGTGTGGAAACGGCTGTTGCTTTGATGTTGGCTTTGAAAAAGAAGTGCTGACAGATAGCCCGCCAATAGATCGCATGCTTTGCCATTTCTGTGAGAACAACGCGCAAGCGAAGGATCAACCGAATGCAGGCAAGTTGGCAGGGAGACACATTCACCGAGGCGTCTTGAAAGCTCACCAGGTTTGTTGCGGGGGCTGTAAATGACGATTCTAGAAACAGGCATGTTGGCATTCGTGTTAGTTGTTTCAGTTGCTCTGCTGATTCTGACAGTGCTGGCATTGTGGCTGAAAAGAAAATGATTGCTATTGCAAATGCTCCCTAGCAAGCATATATCTATATGCTACGCTAGGGAGTTCTCTTTCATGGCTCAAGTGGTGGTGTTAGATGCTGAAACAACAGGCATTGATCCGGTGTATGATCGTCTTGTGTCTCTGGGGCTGTGCTTTCTCGACTGCCCTTTGGCTGGCGAGCAATCGCTATGGCCAGAAGAGTATCGATTCAATCCTGAAAAGGTCATGCCGCCTGAAGTGATCGCCATTCATGGCATCACGAACGAAGAGGCGACGACATATCCCAAGTTCGCTGAGCATGCTCAAGAGCTTTATGCTCGACTGATCAAAGTTGACGCTATCGCTGGCTTCAATCTCTTTGGACTCGACCTGCCTATTCTGTGGTCAGAGTTCAACAGGTGCGGGCTTGACTGGAACGCTCTCAGTTTCGTTGTCATTGATGCTGGCACGTTGTTCAAGAAGAGAGAGCCTCGAACCTTAAAAGCGGCTGTCGAGTTCTACCGCAACGATCCAGAATGGCAAGGCCATTCAGCGGGCGAAGATGCCAGCGCAACTGCCAACGTCTTAATCAGTCAGCTAGAGAGGTACGGTCTGCTTAGCTCTGATCTTGAGAAGATCAGCGAAGAGAGCCTGTACCATCGGCCAGTAGATATGGGCGGCAAGCTGAAGCGGCGGGAAGATGGCATGATCTGCTACGCATTCGGACAGCAGAAAGATGTACCAGTGATCGACAACCCTGGCTATGCTCGTTGGATGATCGATAAAGACTTCCACCCGCATACCAAGAAAGTGCTTCTGTCACTCATTGAGCCTGAAGAGTTCTCAGGCCGGGAAGGTGAGTTCTAATGAAGTGGGATAACAGCAACACGCTCTGGCTTCACTTCCCGAAAACTGGCCCGGTTGTCATTGATCATGACTTGTATATGGTCTGTCTCGTCAAACGCTCAATCACAGTCGAGATGGACTATATGCAGTTCATGAAAATCAGATCACAGTGCCATTCTCTTGTGTACGTCTGGAACAAAGAGATTGATGGCACATATTTCCGTGTCAAGGACTATCGGTCTAGCTCGTGGCTTCGTCCCATTGTCATTATCGAATTGGAACCTGACAGATCGCCGGTGGAAGAGTATTTGTTGAATCGGGCCATGTTGCGTGATGCAACGTGGTACATACCAGACCCCAGGATTTTCATCAGAAACATCACGGAGTAAGCAGATGCGTGGAATCATGTTCAGCGACGAAATGGCGTTGGCGATCAAGACAGGAGAGAAGACTCAGACTAGGCGGCTGACTGGCCTTGATGCTCTCAACAAAACTACGAATACTCGCAACGCCATCAGATCGTCAAGCCTGTTCTATGATCGATGGGAGTTCTACAAGTTTGCCACCGATTCGATCATCAGCATGAAATGCCCGTATGGTCTGGAAGGCGACACGCTATATGTCAAGCAGCGCTGGCGAACTTATCAGCCGCCTGATCGTCCAGGTGGTATTCTCTTTGCTAACAACTCATTCGTGAAAACGCCCGACAACGTAATTGATCAAGCTCATTGGCTCAAGTTGCACCAAAAAAGAAATGGCGACAACTTCAGGCCAGCAATGTTCATGCCTTCGCATTGGGCGCTACAGCATGTCAGGCTTGACAAGATCGAAGTGAAACGACTTCAATCTATTAGCTGGGGTGATGCCGCTGCTGAAGGCGTGACAGCATGGGGTGAAAGATCATGCCCAGGTTGTGTAGGCAATCAATGCCCGAAGTATGTGACAGAATGCCCGATCTTTGTTCGGGGCTACATCGAAGAGTACCGCAAGCTCTGGAACAAAATCAATGGAGCGAAGATGCCTTGGGAATTGAACCCTTGGGTGTGGAAGCTCACTTTCACGAGGATGAAGCCATGATCATGTTCAGAGTTCAGAAGTGCTATCAACCATTCATCAACGGCAAGCACCACGACAGATTCACCAACGTGTTGAGAGCAGCACAGCGCTACACTCTCACGACAGGAAAACCTTGCATCTTCAAAGCTCATCAGCTTTACGTTGTAATCAGACGGAACAAACTTCAGAAGCACGAGCTAAGGCACTCACTCACAGCATTCGGCATGGGGCTTGTTTGGCCCTGGCAAGCTCATTTGCAATTCAATTAGAATTGCATATATCTATTGTCACCTAACAGGAGAGCAGTATGAGCAGCGAAGTCAAAGGCGTATATCTGGGCGATTCATCCGGTAAACGTGTTGGCATCATCACGAGAGAGTATAAGGATGAGAATGGCAGGGATCGTATTGATATTCAGATTGACAAAGAAGCGTATGAATACATCCAGCAAGTTTTGAATCATCCAGTGGTATCATTCAAAGCGAAAAAAAGAGACAATATCACACTTGAGCCAGTGACGTTGCTTGGCGATCAGGTGCCTACGGTCGATTGGGACAGACCAGCAAAGTCAACACCGCTTGCAGACATTCAGAAGGCTGTCAAGGATTCAGAGTTATACACCAGACCTGTCGAGCAATCATTTGAAACGATTACAGAACAGGACTTGGAAGAGATTGCCACCAACACGAATAATTACTTTGACAAAAACAAAGAGGGATTGCTATTAGCCCTGAAGGAAGAACTACTAGAAGCTCACAGAGAGCGTGGCGAGAGCTTCATTCACCTTTACCCGTTGGTTGAGTCAGCGATTCATCGTGAGCGCTACAGTAAGTTCCAGAAGCTCGTCGAAGGCCAATCGTTTGAAGCAACAGTCCAGACAGCGATGCAAGCATGGAACGAAGCGCTGATCGAGCTAGAGAAGGCTGGCGACATGCTGGCGAAAGAGCCGAAGCTCAAGAAGTTCAGCTACACCGATGAGGATGGTACTGAGATAGAAATTGCGCATTGGGGCGTTCGTCATATTGCGGCCTCTGTGATCGACACTTTAAGTGATGCCAAAAACTATGTCACCGTTGAATTGCCATTTATTGACGGCTCTGGATATATAGATGTTGTTGTTCAGCGACGAGGACATGAAACACCTGTAGAGCATCTCTACCATGCCCGCAGACTTATTGAAACAATTGTCAAGCTCTGCAACGATGGCAAGAGAGTTAGCTTCTCTGAAGACACAGGCGGCAATACTCTCACCGTCTCAATAAACGCTCGGCATTCGCATGTCGGTACTCACGAGTGTACTACTCAAGAATTGCTTGATCAACTGCATGGGCTGCTGGTAGAAGGTCGTGGGCTATCGTGGCATGATGAGACTGAAGAATATAAAGATTCAGGCCAGATGGCCTTGGCACTCAAGAATAGAATCGAGTCAGGCGATGAAATCACAGACGAGATGAGAAGGCAGATCGGCATTATGTTGATCTGCTACGAAGGCTTGATCTGTCAGCAGTTCTTACCGGAGAATCGAGACAATGTTTAAGATCAGTGGTGGTACTAGCGCAGGCAAGACAATGACACCTATGGAATGGGAGACATTCATGAACCGACACCAGAGAATCCTACTTGATTGCGGTGTCCAGCACTCAGTAACTGTCAAGCAGCGTGTTGACACTTTCAAGAAGACTGGCCGACTGCCAATCCTCAATCGCTACACAGAGCCGGGCAGGAACGACCCATGCCCTTGCGAGAGTGGCAAAAAATATAAGCATTGCTGCATTGACAAGAATCGCCGCAACGTGGGAGTAGCCAACTTCATCGCTAACCAGTAAGGACGATCAATGTACTTTTCGACACGCTTCACAGCAGAGCATCGACAGGCGATCAGTAGCACAGCGCATCGCCGCTGTGCTTTTTTATTTTCGCTCATCTTCCAATCGGGCATGAAAGTTAGTACATTGTTGAACAACAAGGGGAGCCAGAAGCATGGCGGCATCAGCGTGGGCATTCACTGACACTGGACGGACAAGTCTACTCAATGGCACATTCGACATTGATTCTGACAGCTTCAAAATGGCTCTATTGCAGTCTACCAGCAATATCGGAGCATCAAGCACCACTCATGCTGGTGTTACAAACGAAGTGGCAAACGCCAACGGATACACTACTGGCGGCATAGCAGTAACCTTGACGCTGGCCGGTACTACCACAGTCACTGTTGACATATCGACTGACCCGGTGTGGACAGCTTCAGGCGGTTCGATCACTGCTCGGTTTGGTGAGATTTACGAAGTTGCTGGCAACGTGCTTTGCTACAGTACGCTTGACACGACGCCAGCAGATGTGTCAGCAACAACCGGCAACACGTTGACTGTTGCTGCCAATGCCAGCGGTGTCTTTACCTTAGCTTAAAGTGGGAGTCATCACCGTGAGAGAATCAGTATTGCGAACGCTGCCAGAAATGGCAAAAACAGAATCCGGCCCATTCTGCAAGCTGGCTCTCAGTTGCATGAAGGTTGACGTTAGAAACTATCCACGTTTTGAAAAGCTAGAAGACGTGATCAAGGCTGCTGGTCACAAGATCGATTACAAAGAGAAAGAAAACATCACCATCTGTACCGTCAAGGGCAAGGGTGGTCACATTCGATCTGATGACAACGGCAATGAAGTCTTTCACGAAAATCCTGAAGCGCTATTGGCTCACGGCGTTGACGTTGACAAAGATGAAGCATTGCTACAGGCTCTCTTGGGCGCTATGCGTGAAGAGATAGCACGAGCAGAGGTAGCCAAGGCTCTCGCTGACAAAGGGCATAAGGTCAATCAGGAACTCAGGCAAGAGCTAGAGAGTCGATTTATTCAGAAGGGTGGACACGAGAGACTGAAAGCAGACATGGAAACTCTTGACGCTGCCAAGCCGGTCAGTTAAACCAGCGGGGGCATCGTGGCTACTCGCTTCTATTTCTCAGCATCAACAACACCGACAAACAGTCCAGGCTTTGCCGCCTGGACTCGTACCTCTGAAGGTGTACGCCGCAAAATGTCGCCCACCAAAGATGGTAGCGCCATGACGGGGCTAACGACATTCGCCAACACTTCACCAGCAGCCAACGCCTCATCGTTAGTCGTCCAGTTTTCGAGTGATCCGCTGTCAGTCGGAATTGCTTTCTCTTCGCTCGATACTGTCAAGTGCCAGATACGTTGCAATGAATCAGCAGTCAATGACAACATCAATCGCGCTCCGATCTGTGTGAAGATTTACAACGGTACGACTCTGCAAGCAACGCTCTTGGCGTTGGCAGCAGTCGGCCCAAACACGACTGAATGGCCTACTTCAGCCACCAATAAATCAGTTGCTGATGGTGATGCTTGCTCAGGTATTGCACCGAGCTACACAACGGTGGCCGGTGATTATCTCGTCGTGGAAGTGGGAGCGCAAGTTGACGCCACTGGCGGTACGTCTGTCACTGGTACGATGAGCATCGGCTCGAATAGTGGCACTGATCTTGGTCAGAATGAAACTGATACATCGGCTTTTAACCCTTGGTTTGAAATCAGTCGAACGCTCTCTTTCGATACGACGATTACCGTTCCAACTAAATCGCTGACACTGACAAAGTTTGCACCGTTGGCCAACCTGACAGTGATTCCACCAGTGAAGTCGCTGACACTTACGAAGTTTGCGCCGACAGTCAGCGTACCTAACAATCAAACAGCAACGCCGCCAACAAAGGCACTGACACTTACCAAGTTTGCACCACAAGCCAATAAAGCGATCATCCCACCTGTGAAGGCATTAGCCACTACGAAGTTTGCACCTTCAGCGATCATCGGGCAGATCGTTACCGTTCCTGTCAAGACGCTGGCGCTCACCAAGTTTGCCCCTGCTACTGTCTTTGGTCAGTCAGTCATTGTGCCAGTCAAGACGTTGACACTGACAGCGTTTGCACCAACAGTACAGACGCCGAGACTCGTGACAGTGCCACTGAAGACGCTGACCACTGCAAGGTTTTCTCCTCAAGTCAACAAGGCGATCATCCCGCCAGTGAAGTCGTTGACCATCAGCACATTTGCTCCGAGCATCGGCAAAGGCTACATCGTTCCAGTGAAGCAACTCACCATCACCAAGTTCGCTCCTTCGATTGGCAAGGGCTATGTGGTGCCAACGAAGTCACTCACGTTGAGTACATTCAGCCCGGCGATAGCGATGCCTAGAACAGTCACACCACCAACACAATCATTGCTGCTGACACGCTTTGCACCTACCGCATTTGCCAATGCTGGACTCACGATCACACCAGGAACAAAGAATCTGCTACTGACTCGGTTCGCTCCTGTTGTCGTCAATCCTCGAACGATCACGCCGAATACATCGTCTCTGAGTCTTACCCGCTTTGCCCCTGTGATCGCTGTACCTCGCACAGTGACACCGGCAACAGCGTCTCTGTCTCTTGCTAGATTCTCGCCATCAGTGAATGTGCCTACTATGATCACGCCGCCCACACTGGCGATGCACTTGGCTTTATATTCACCTGAAGCGTGGAGTCCTGTTAGAGTAATTCCTCTCCCTCTCAGCTTGACGATCAGCACCTTTTCACCTGTTATCACCGGCAGGATTTATGAAACGTACATGGTGTATGGTGTGAGACTGACAAACGATCCTTTCAGGATGAGAGGTGTCTCTCTCGTCAATGATCCTATAATCATGACTGGCGTTTCACTGGCCAATGATTTATATATAGTCAGCCCGTTGCTAACTCATCTTAGGATAGTGACGGGTGGAGTGATGCCAGATGGAGGGTGAGCGATGAGGCAGATCGTAGCTGAAGAGACTGGCAGAACTCTTGTTTTCGATGACTTCGGCATTGATTGGCAGGGGCTTGGCTACACACTGAAACTTGAAGCCACCGACGCCAACGAGGTTACAAGAATACATGCAATATCGCCAAGCGTGACTTACCCACACGGCGGGCAGATCGTCGGCACAGATGATATTATGCCGATTTCTGGTCGGTACACTTGCGTTGTCTACGAAGAGAACAACCTCTACATCAGTAGCCGATTCACTGTTACAATTGGTCAGGGACATTATTAGTAGGTTGGCATCTTCCAATTCAAACGGAAGAATATATCTATAGGCAAATGAGCGAAGAATCACAGACACTGATTCCACCAAGAGAAGATCGACCGAAGCGCAAGCCTTCAGTTGACAAGATGGTGATTGAGTACCGCAGAATGTTGGTGGCTCAAAAGTATTTGCGCGGGCAGTCAATGGACAAGATTGCTCAAGAGATGCCCCCAGAGTTGGCTTGCTCAAGAAGTTCTGTTTACCGTGACTTACAAGCGCTTCGTGAGATATGGCGAAAAGAAGCCAACCTGCCTATTGCAGACATGCGAGCAAAAGAACTCGCCAAGATCGATGAGCTTGAACGAACTGCATGGGAAGCGTATGAGATAAGCAAGGGCGACAAGATCGTGTCTCGATTCGGTACAGTGCTGCCAGCGACTACAGCAGGAAGCAAGCCATCAGTGACTGGCGCCCACACTCGGACGATCACAAAATCAACCGCTGGTAATCCGCGCTTTCTAGAAATGATAGAAAAGTGCATCAATCGTCGGTGTGAAATCTTAGGTCTCAAACGTCAAACGACTCTCGATCCTATGGCTGACATGCCCATACTTGGCATATCATTCATCGTCCGTAAGCCACAAGAGCCAAAGCAGATCGAAGCAACACAATTGGATTCAATGGAACCAAGCAATGACGGCGAGAATGAACCAACTGCCTGAGCCGCCATTCTGGAACCCGCTGGCAACTCAGAACGAAAAAGACCCAACCGTAAACCCCGGCAAGTTTTCGTGGATGGGTTCTGATGGTCGTGTGTACTTTGATCTACATGAGGGGCAAGAGAAAGCTCTTGAGAGTGAAGCAAGATTCATTGCGATCATTGCTGGCACTCAGTCGGGTAAGACAGAAAGTGGACCGCCTTGGCTCTATAACGAAATAGCAAAGCGTGGCCCTGGCGATTACATCGTTGCATCACCTACCTATCCGTTGCTTCAGAAGAAAGCTCTCCCAGCGTTCATTGAGCTATTCGATACCAAGCTGAAGCTCGGTCGATACTTTCCAGGTTCAAAGCAGTTCAAGTTTTCCAAAGAAGGATCGAGACGAATCTTTGGACGCTATGTCGACGAAAAGACCATCGTGTTCTTCGGTCATGCTCAAGACCCAGAGAGCTTGGAGTCAGCGACAGCGAAGGCAGCGTGGCTTGATGAAGCGGGACAACGCAAGTTCAAGCTGGCGTCATGGGAAGCGTTGCAGCGACGTTTGGCGATGCACATAGGCCGGGCGTTCATCACCACGACGCCTTACGATCTTGGCTGGCTCAAGAAGCAAATCTATGACCGCTGGAAAGCTGGCGACAAAGATTATGAAGTGATCAACTTCCGTTCGACGATGAACCCGGCTTTCAGTCTGAGAGAATACAACCGGGCAATGAAGACACTGCCCCGGTGGAAGTTCGATCTGTTCTATAACGGCATATTTACCCGCCCAGCCGGTGCGATCTATGATTGCTTTGAAGAGAAAAAGCATACTTGTCCACGGTTCGCCATCCCTGATCATTGGGAGCGATTGCTCGGAGTCGATTTCGGCGGCATCAATACTGCTGGCGTGTTCTTTGCCAAAGAGCCGAATACGGGGCGGCTGTTCGGTTATCGAGAGTACAACAAAAACTATTTCAACGGTGTCTTGCACGAGGGACTACCTCACACTGGCGGCACTTTGTCATGCAAGAAGCACGTTGAGAATCTGCTCACTGGTGAAGTGATGATACCTTATGCCGTGGGCGGGGCTAAGTCAGAAAATCAATGGCGTGAAGAGATGCGAAGCGCTGGGCTTCCGGTTCGTGAGCCTGATCAGAACGAAGTAGAAATCGGCATTGGCCGGGTGTATGGCGGCATCAAAGAGAACCTGGTGGTGTTCTTCGATGATCTGATTTACACGCTTGATGAGTTTTCCACTTACTCACGAGAGATGGACGATCAGGGAGAAGTCACCGAAGAGATTGAAGATAAAGAAACGTATCACCATCTTGACGCCTGTAGATATATATTAGGCGACGAGTTCAGAGACATACTGACATGGAAGGATATGAAGACTGGCGAAGATCATCAAGAATCTGTAAATCAATACACAGCGCATCGTCAATCGGCCAGTGAAATCCTGAAGACTCTCTAAGTCAGGAGCAATCATGCAAGTTGTCGTCCTGCTCGTCAAGGATCACATTCAGTACAAGTGTCCTGCTTGCGGCTGGCATGATCTGCCTGTGAAGGTGAACGTAAAAGAAAACAGATCATGGGAATGGAACGGCGATTTAGAAAAGCCGACGATCACTCCATCAGTGAGGCACTTTCACAACGGCATGCCAGCAGAAGGCATCAAGCCTTTTTGTTGCCATTACTACATCAGAAATGGCGTGTTTGAGTTCCTGCCTGATTGCACTCACGACAAGGCCGGGCAAACTATTCCAATGACACCGTACACAGATGCGGAAGTTAAACTTCATTCACTCGAAACGAAATAAGGGACAGTCATGAATCAATTACCAATGAATCCTGGCAACGACATGACCGACGTTCGCATCAAGTCGGGACTATTCGGCGGCATGGGCGGTATTGGCCGACAGATGGGCCGGGTGATGTACCGCACCGGGCAGTTCCTCGGTGTCATGCCTTGGGAGACGCCGAGACGTTCACAGATCGGGGTCGATCCCATCGGTGAAGAGTTCATGCTCAATGAGGATCAGCAAGCTAAGGCCCGCTTGATGGGTCAGAAAATCTATCACGAGTTTGTTGCTGGTCGTTTCAGCTTCTTGTCGAACGATGATGGCAAGAGCAACGAAACGCCTCAGATGCGTGAAGAATACTGGAAGTTTGCAGTCACTGAGCCAGCGCTTGATGCTGCTCTGTGGACAAAGATTACCGCAGTTATCGCCAATGAACTGATCATTAAGCCATCATCGAAGTCAGGCTTTGATCGATACATTGCCGATTGGGTACGGGACTGCATTATCAGATGCAAGGGCGGCTTGCGCAACATCGGTGAGCAGATACTCTATCATGGTCAAGTGTATGGCAACGTGTTGTGTGAACCGAAATGGAAACACGAGCATCGGCAAGTCCACTCGACTATGTTCCCTTATGGCTTCTGGACGCTGAAGGATTTCGTGGCGAAGCCACCCGGCGACTACAAGCTGGAAATCGATGGCTTCAGAAACATCACTGGCGTCTGGTCGTCGAAAACTGCTGAGTGGTTCGATCCTACTTACTTCGTTTATTGGGCTCACAAGCCGATCTATGGCAACATGGCTGGCACGTCGGGCGTTCGTAGTGTCAGACGAGCATGCACTCTTCTAAAGCTGGCTCACAACTATCGAGGCATCTACCTTGAGCAGTTCGGCTTGCCGATGATCAAGGCGACTTACCCCCAGAACGATGACGACTCTCAGCG